AAACAGCACAAGCCCCTTCCCTACCTGATGCCGTCGAACCGCTGCGCTATCACGGGTACGCAGCCTCTTCACCTCGATGTTATCTCCGACATCCGCCATGCCTTTGTGCGTGTCGTGATGTTTAACTGACCAGACATGACCAGACCAGTATCGATTGGCGTACTTGGCAACTGCCAGTTCCGCCACACAAGCGGCGACCTGAGCGGTACGGTCATCCTCCATCCTCGCGCTGTCGTAGTGCTTGGCATTCTCCCGCGACCAGTTCTCTATGAACCGACGCGCACCGACATGGGATGCCCATTCGTATTCCCAAGGTTCGAGTTTGATGATGGGTCTCACAGGTTCCCCCAGTCGTAGAAGTTGGTGGGAGCCTTGTCGCTGTATCTGCCAGTCGGTAGGTCGTAGTTCAATTCGATATCACCCACCGCACCGACCCATTTGAACCGGCTCTTCCAGACATGGACTTGGGTCTCGTTCTTGTTGCGGTGGACGGTGACACCCATGTCTGCCTTGGCAAACCACGCAGCCGATCCGCTGATGTGCTGTCCCTTGGGGATGCCACTGTCTGGCAATGCCTTGGCAGGGTGCGCCACGAACCATGCATGAATCTCATGCGACTTACAGAACAGGACGATGTCGGTGAGCATCTTGCTGATAGCCTGTTGCTCTGAGTCACCCTGCATTTCGAGATAGTTGTAGGGATCGATGACCAACCCACGCACACCCATCCGCATCACCGCCTGTTTGGTGCGATCTATGATGGACTGAACAGTACTGGGCGCACCGTCATGGGACTGGAGGAACACGAAGTGTTGGTTCAGGAACGCGAGTGCATAGTCGCGCTCGTCGGAAGTCATCCGGTCATCCCCGAAGAAGGGTTTACCAATGACCTTCTCAGCCAACTTGGCGATGTGCATGTGGGGTGGGTTCTCGAAACTCGCAATGGCGAACCGCCACCCCTTCTGCATGGCGATGTTTACACATATCTGGTCGATGAGTTCTGACTTGCCGGAACCCGGAAGCCCAGTCACTACCGACAGTTGTCCCGGTAGTATTGTGTACAACTTATCAAGTGATTCCATCCCGGTGCTTGCGCCCTTGACCACCCCCTGCTCGTAGAGGCTAAGGATCTGTGGGCTGAAGTCCTCTGGGAGGTACACGCCCTCAAGGGGGAGGGGTCTAGCCGCCAATAGGGCTTCTCGTAAAGCCTCAGGGCCATGTTTCTGGAGGGTCTCGTTGGCATCCTTCTCAGGGAGGGTAACCGTCCAACACTTGGCTCGACCGATACGCCTCGCTAGTTCCTCGACCAGTGCCATCCCCGGCTCGTCTTGGTCTGGGAAGAACACCACCCGCTCGACCTTGTCGATCAGTTCCCGTGCGTCCCAGATGTACGAGAAGCGACCGTCCTGCTTGGGGTCTACCTTGCCATCGGTCACCTTCTGGGGTGCGCCATTCGGAACAGACACGGCATGGATACCGGCTGACGCAAGGGCTAGGACATCCATCTCGCCTTCGCAAATGACCAGTTCCGTGATGTCCTTGGGTAGTTGGTTTAAACCAAACAGGGATCTGGCAGAGCCTTGCTGAGTGAACTCCTTGTCCCCGGTGCTGCGCCACTTGATGGCCTCAGGTTGGCGGGGGTCTCCATACACAAACCCGATGGCGGGTGAACGACCTGTCCCTGCGAAGTACTTCTCGGAGCCGACCAAGGGAAACTGGTTGGCTATCTCGGGATTGATTGCCCGTTTAACCAGAAAGTCTGTGACGATCTGGGGGATATGCTCAGTGGGTGGGTCGATGTGCTTAGGTGCTGTTGACTTGGTGATGTGGACTTGTTGCATGAATGTTTTCTTCCTCATTGCTCCAGAGGTTCCGCAGTGGAAGCACTGATAGACCACTCGGTCTTCTTCCACCATGACCCCCATCGTTCTCTCATGGGTTTTCCTGCGTGAGTCTGCACAGACTGGACAACGGATGCGTGTTGTTTCTGTCTGCAAACTCAGTACTTCTTCCAGTGACATGGACTCTCCTGTGTTCTTATAGCGAATACCTCCCCCTTTTCCGGGTGGCTGGGGCCAACCGTACTCAGTGTCACCATGCATTGCAGCATGGCACTGGAACTGCTTTCAGGGGAGATACCTATCTCATGCCCTACTTACACAAGTCCAGTCCGGTTTGGCTGTAAAGCCACCCACCATGTTGTCAGGGGTAGACAGAGCATGGATTTCACATGGCACTTTGGGGCGGGAAGGATGATCCCCCTCCACTCACTTACGGCTCGCCTGACCGGCGTATACAAGACGGATTTGATTTCCACCCGTTTAGCGTGTAGATTCACGCCCGTCTTGTCTTCGCACTTCAAGACTACCGTTTGTTCACCCGGACGGTCAAGCCCCAGAGGAGAAATCTTCTGGGGCTTTCTTATTCCAGAGTCCTGACAGTTATCTCTGCTCTGGGATTCGCCTTATCAAGGCGATGAAAGATGTGCTTCTCTTTCACCTGTCGATCATTCTCGTAGATGAATCCTTGCATGCAATCAAGGATTACAGACTCATCCAAGTCAGGTCTGCGAGTCGCGTAGTAGATGGTGATATCTACCCGGACATCCCCGGACATCAGCGGATCAATCTTTTTGCACTGCAACTTAAAGTCGCGCTCGTAACCACGAGCCTTCGCGGACTTGATGAACGCAGGCCGTCCGTTTAAATGCACAAGCATACGACTATTCGACTTGCTTGCTGGCTCACCATACACGACCAATTGTATTTCCATATACGACACCACAGGTTACAATGACAATAGTTTACAACAAGGAGGACGCATGAAGATAGACAACAATGTCCCTCTTCCTAAGCACCTAGCAGGGCGCGTGAGGATTGGGCCACTTCCACTTCTTGATCTTGATGTGGGCGACAGCATCCTAGTCGAGTGCAACCCTGATGAGATCGAGCGTGTTCTGCATTCGGTGCGCGTCAGGCTTTCAAGGTTCAGGTCAAAGAACAAAGCCTTCAGGTTCAGTAGCGCAGCAGAAAAGAAAGGCATCCGCATCTGGCGGGTATAACACAGGAGACAACATGAAACTTACCAACAAGTTCGGGCTTCCCGATACGGTGGTCAAAGCATTGACCCGAAGCGAATACAGCAAGGGTGAATCCAATCGCAGTGTGACTCAACTCATCGACTCACCCCGTGTCCGCATCCTCCGTCAGGAGAACTGGGACAACATGGAAGAGGATGTCAGCGAGAAGATGTGGGCTGTCCTTGGGACTGCCGCACACAAGATGTTCGAAGACACTGGTGATGACAAGCACCTCACCGAAGAGCGTCTCTACACTGAGGTCGAAGGTTGGGCTATCAGTGGAGCCATCGATGTTCAGCGTATCGAGGACGATGGTGTAACCATCATGGATTACAAGACCACATCTGTCTGGTCTGTGATCTTTGGCAAGAAGGAATGGGAACATCAGTTGAACTGCTATGCCTATCTCGTCCGGCATGCAAAGGATGTAAAGGTCAAGGGTCTGAAGGTCGTTGCAATCCTGCGTGACTGGAGAGCAAAGGACGCAGAGCAGAAAGCCGACTATCCCAAGGCTCCCATCGTGGAGATCGACATCCCTCTCTGGACTACAAGCAGACAGGATGAGTACATGCGGGGGCGCGTCGAGTTGCACCAAGAGGCTGAGTTCGACCGACTGACTGGCGCGGAACTGCCTGAGTGTTCAGCCGATGAGAGATGGGAGAAGCCGCACATCTGGGCTGTCAAGAAGACCGGCAACAAACGCGCACTCAAACTCTACGACAACGAGAAGGATGCCAACGAGGCACTTGCTGCGGGTCAAGAGATTGAGTTCCGTCGAGGCGAGTCAACCCGATGTGCAAATGATTGGTGTCGTGTAAACGCATGGTGTTCGCAATATAAAAATATGGCACCAAGCATAGACAACACCGACGAGTAACTTGTATACTTCTATATAACAACACAGGAGAAGTTGATGACTGACGAAAACATCATTGATCAAAAGGCCATTGCGGATGAGTACCGCAATATCTGGGAGACCCTGTCCAAAATCGATGTGTCGAAACATGTCGAGAAGAAGAACGGGTTGTCCTATCTGTCATGGGCATGGGCATGGGGTGTTCTCATGGAACACTTTCCGCATGCTGAGTATTCGTTCTCTTCCCCGGAACTGCATCAGGACGGAACCGTCACCATTCATTGTGATGTGATGATCGGTAACTGCCACCGCACAATGTGGCTCCCGGTGATGGACTACAAGAACAACGCCATCAAGAATCCCGATGCGCGGAAGATCAGTGACACGAAGATGCGGACATTCGTCAAGTGTCTCGCAATGTTCGGGTTGGGTCATTACATCTATGCCGGTGAGGATATCAATCCTTCAACGGAATCAGAGTCCGTTGTGCAGTTGTCCAAGGAC